TCGATGATGTAGGCGTCGAGCACGAGCCGCGCCGGAGTCGTGGTGTCGTTGGCCGAACGCTCGGTCATGGCTGGTCTCGCAGATTTCGGGAGAGAGAAGCGGGCCGACCCCGAAGGATCGGCCCTGAAGGTCGGCCCGAGGGCTTAGACCTCGTTCGAGTGCAGCCGGGCGGCGAGCTGCGGACGCAAGGTCTTGTAGCCGTAGAGGACATCAAGACGGCACGGGAACTCGTCTTCCTTGATGTCGTACTGGCGCACGACCCGCATCGAGATACCGTCGAAGTTCTCGCGCGCCGAGAAGTCGACGCCCTTCGGCATCTGAAGGTCCGCCGTCGCGAAGGCGAAAGCGCCCTTCTGATAGAGCAGCGAGGTTCCCGAGAGCTTCGAAGCCGTGCCGGCGATTGCAACCGCCGCCGTCGCCGAAGTGGTCGGAATGACCACGTTCTGCCGCGCCCCGCCGGTGATGATGGCCGGCGAGATGTCGATGGTCCCAGCGCCGCCCGCCGCATCCGACGTCACCACGAACTGCATCAGCTTTCCGGTCGACAGCCGGCTTTCCGGGTGAACACGGAAGACGTTGGCGATGGTGACGACATCGCCCTTCTTGAACGTGCCCGTGCCCGACGCCAGGGTGATGGTCGAGATCGGGGTTTCCGAGTTCGCCGGGATCGTGCCGACCTGGGTGTTGGTCGTATACGACGTGTTGGCCGCTCCGCGCGCATGTCCCGGCCAGAGGGTGTTTTCCATGAAGTCGAACCCGGCGGTTCGGCCCATGTAGCCCTCGCGGTACTGCTTGCTGATGGCGCCCTGGTCGTTGAACAGGCCCTTCAGCGCGTCCACCAGGTCGGTGTTGTTCTGCGAGTTCAGGTTCGCCGTGCGCGCGGTGAGCGGGGCCAGGGCGTCCACAAGCATCTGACGGCCGCCGAGGATGTCCTTGAAGGCCGGAGCGCCGGTCAGCCAGACCGATTGCGCCACGTCCTTGTACATGTTCATGGCGTCCGCCTCGATATTGGCGGCGAGAACGGCCATGGCCGGCTCAAGGATGCGGCTGGAGAAGTCGTCCAGCGACAGGGTCAGATCTACCGAGTTGAAGTTCAGGTCGACGCCCTTCTGGGTTTGGACCTTCAACTCGACGTTCTGTTCTTTAGTGTCCTGAGCGGCGAGCTGGCGTCCGGTCCGGACCACATACTGGTTCGGCAGGCGGATTTTCAGGGTGTCGCCGATCTTAGCGCCGGACTTGGCGAAGCTGTCATCGTATTCGCGGGTGATGGAGCCCACGAAGTTCAGCTTCTGGTGCAGGATGCGCAGCGCTTCGCGCGTGATCATCTGCGGGGTCAGCAGGGTGTTGGCGGTGGCCATGATGTGTCTTCTTTCTGCGCACTAGGCGCGGATGGGGTGATGTCAGGCCCGCTTCGCCACTTGGGCGTTGCGCCGGCGCATCCATTCGTCGGTGCTCTTGACCGAGTTCAGGTCGCGGACGGCTCCGGTCCCCTTGGTCGGGGCGGCTGGCCTGGTTTCCTGAGTCTTCTTGTGCTGGGCGACGCGCTGTTGCTGCTGCTGAGCCTTCGCGCCGATGGAAGCGAGGTGGAGGAGTTTCCAGTCGGAAGTGCTCGCAATGCGCAGGTCTGCGGGCGAGTAGCCGTGCGAGCCTGCGAAACTCACGAGGTCCTGAAACACCTGAGGCCCCCAGCCGGGAATGCCGGTCTTGGGGTCGGCGAGGGCGGCTTCGGTCTCCGCGATACGGGTGGCGTCGGCCTGACGCTCCGCTTCGGCGATTTCGCCCTCTTTCTTGGTTAGCGAGGCCTTGGCCTCGGTAAGCTGGTCGCGCGTGGCGACATACTCATCCCTGAGTTCGCGCCATTCATCCGGGCTGGCGGCGCGAAGCTGATCCCACGGGACCGCCTGGAACTGGCCGATGCGCTCCTCAAGCGCGTGGACCTTGCCAATTTCAGAGCGCAGCGCCTGGTTGGCCTCGGTGAACCGTGTACGCTCGACGGCGAACGCCTCGCGTTCCTTGGCGAGAGCCTGGGTCTTCTGCGTGTAGTCCGCCTCGCGGAGGAACCCGCGGTTCAGTTCGCGCGGAACCTTGTACTTCTTGCCGTCGCCGTACTCGACCTCGTCAAAATCCTCGGCCAGCTCGGTCTCGACGGGGTTGCCGTCCTCGTCCAGCTCGACCTGATCAACGCCATCATCGGCGTCAGCCTCGTCTTCCGACGCCTCAACTGCTTCACCCTCGCCAGCCTCGCCGCCAGCATCAGCGCCGCCGTCATCTTCGGGCGCATAGGCCACCATGGGGCCACGCAGCATCGGCATGGCCGAGGTCGACGCCAGGAACATGGCGCGCGTGGCGCCGGCGACTTCGGCCGGAACAACGCGCAGGGCGTCGTCCGCGCCCGGAGTGGTCGCAGATTGGGTCATGTAGGGTCTCTCGTAAGTGGGGCGTGACGCCCGGTTAGGCGGCGGCCTGGATGGTCCCGCCGGAAAGCTGCTCGACCAGCGCCCGAAGCCGGGCGATCTCCTGATCCCTGGCCTGAAGCGCCAGCTCGCCTTCGACCTTCAGGCGGTCGGTCTGAGCCTCGAATGCCTTGATCTCGGCCTCCTGCGCCTTGATGGCCTGGTCGCTCTTGGCCTGCTCGAGCTGGGCCTGAAGCTGCTTCACCAGCTCGGCCAGCTTCTGCATTTCGGCCTGGGCCTGCTGCGCCTCGGGGCTCTCGCCCTGGAGCTGGGCCGGGAGCATCTTGCGCAGCCGGTCGGCGATCTCGTCCGCGCCGGGCCAGTCGAGGTTCGAGGCCAGCAGGTCGCCGATGATCGGAGCCGCGTCGGGATAGGCGCGGATCAGCTCGATCATCTGCGTGGCCGCTTCCTCGCGGCGCGAGGTGAACGACGGGCCCGCCTTGACCGTGACGTCGTAGCGGCCGGTTCCAAGATCGTAGATGCGGCTGATCTTCTCGACCTGGCCGTTCGGCCCCCGAACCTCCTGCTCGAACCGCTGATTGATCGGGACCATGGACGCCTTGCCGTCCGGCCCCAGGATGCGCTGGATACGCGGGATCGCGTAGACCCGCGGGATCAGATCCACCAGGACGCGCCCAGCGTGGCGGATCGCGCGGTTGAGGTTGTCGGGGAAGTGGTAGGTCGAGATATCCCCTTCCCTCTGCCTGGCCATGATCGCCCGACCGCTCGTCTCGTTGCTCGGCGCGCCCAGGCTGGCCTCATGAATACCCATGATCGCCTTCATGTCCTCGCTGGCGATCATGGCGGCCTGGGCCTCAGCCGCGCCGGCCGCGCCGGGGAACGACCGCTGCGGTGGCGGGGCCAGGCCACCGCCAGGCACGTTGACGGGGTCGTACTCCAGATAGGCGTGATACTCGTTCGAGGTCGCCCAGCGCTTCGCGTCGGTGTTGAACGATCCCTTGGCGCCGACCCATGGCGCCTTGGTCGAGGTGAGCGTCTGCGCCGTCGCCTCCGACATGTGGACGTTATAGCGACGCTGGGCGTCCTTCGCCCCGCGGATCAGCGAGCGCCAATGGCGCTTGCCGTCCTCGTTCACTTCCTCGCCATAGACGGGGATGATCGGGATATAGCGGCCGGCCCAATCGACGGTTTCCAGCACGCCAGCGCCCGACAGGAGCCGCTGCGTGACCTTGTAGGACGGGACCTTGCGGGGCTCTCCGACGACCGTGACGCCAGTCTGCTGGTAGATCGCCAGATTGGCCTTGAACTCATCCAGCGGCACAATCTGGCCGTCGCTGAGCAGCACGATGGAGCGTTCGACGGTCTCGCGCGTCCACCAGGCCGCGATGATCACGCCCTCGTCGGTCTGATCGGAGCGCATGTCGGCCGAGTCCGTGAAGCTGGACAACTCGGCATCCCTGAACCGGCGCTTGAAGGCGGTCTCCGACAGCCGGTCCAGCACGAACGCGGTGTCCCAATCGGAGCTATCGACGGCGGTCGAGGCCGGGTCGCCGTAGACCGACCAGGGATTAGCGATCCGCTTGATGACGACGTCCTGCTCGAACGTGTCGTCGCGGGCGTACTCCAGGTCGATCTGAAAAACGCCGCGACCACGGTCGACGGCGTGTTCCAGGGCGGTGTCATAGGCGCTCTCGGCGTCCGACGACTGCTCGATATTGCGGATGATGCCGTTCAGCACCTCGGCGGTCTCGGGATCAGCGCCGCTGTCGACCGGATGAACGACGATGGCGGGTCGGTTCTGGCGCGCGTCGTTGTAGACCTGACGCATGCTCGCTGGGAGCTTGTTGATGGTCAGGCAGGGGCGGCCGTCCAGATCGCGGTCGCGGCGCTCCTGGTCTGTCCACTGGTCATCAAGCCGGCCGAAACGCACGTCCTCGCGGCCAAGCCGGCGGTTCTCGGACTCGGCCTCCTCGACCTCCTGAAACGCCTCCTGGGCCTCCTTGATGACGTCCTTGTCGCTCATCCCGCCCATCCTCTCCGGCTCGGCTTGCCGCGGTGATCTTCGCTCGCCGTGGCGATCTGCTTGCGCCGGTTGACGGCAAATTCCCCGAAGGCGTCGGCGCCATGGCTGGCGCTGTCGTGCAACGGGCCTGTGTAGGCGTTCAGGCTGCGGTTCCAGCGCTTGCGGTAGGCCCTCAGCCGCTCCAGCCCGGTCGCGCACCTTTCGGCGTCAAACCACGTCACCGGGATCAGGCTGCGCGAGGCGCTGATGCGGTCCTCGGGATCGGCCGCAACGCCGATGCTGATCGGCGTGACGCCCAGGCCGGTCAGGGTCTCGAACCGCGAGCGCCCCGCCGCGCCCAGCTCGCGCACCATCACGTCATGCGGCAGGTAGTGGGCGCCGTAGACGTAGGGCTTGCTGGCGATGGCCTCCTTGACGACCGATTGCAGCCCCTCGCCCGAGGTCTCGAAATAGTCGATCGCGCGGACCTCACGCCCCACCTGCTGGAAGAACCAAACGGCGGTGTAATCGTCTATGCCAAGGTCCCAGGCCGTATCGACGGTGAGAGCCGGATCGTAGGGCACACGCGAGATGCGCCCCTCTTCCTCAGCCGCGCGGATCAACGACCCGTAGTAAGCGCCAGGCGTGGCCGCGTCGAAATCGACCAGGTATTCCTGTGCGAACTTGGCCTCGCCATCCTCCGGGCCGTTCTCGGCGATCAGCTCGGCCTTCTCGCGCTCAAGCTGTTCGGCCGTGAAAACCCCGGTCTGCGTGGCCAGAGATTTCATCGTGAACCAAGTCGGGTCCAGCGCGCGAGCGTCGAACGACTTGGTGGCGTGGTTCCGCCCCCGTGGCGTCCAGATGAAAATCGCCCAGCCGCCGTTCTCGGCCAGGATCGGGCGCAGGTAGGTCCAGGCGTCGGGCTTGGCCAAGGCCCACTCCGACAGCACCACGCCGACCGGAGGTGAGCCTACGAGGCTGTTGTAGTTGTCAGACCCCAGCACCTGCCAGGTCGAGCCGTTGACCAGCTCGATAATCATCTCCTGCTCGCGCTTACGGGCGCGGATCTCCGGCGGGAACGCCTCGTCTATCCGCTTCCTGCCCGTGTGCGGGTTGACCGCGTCCCAAATCGCCTTGCGCGCCTGGGCCGCCTCGGGCAACAGGTGCCAATAGGTCCCTGGCCGCTGGATCGCAGCGCAGGCCGTCCAGTGCAGCGCTACGTCGTCCTTGCCCCAGCGCCGGTGCGCAGCGACGTCCGCGCGCTTGCCGCCGTGCTCGAGGTACTGCCAGAGCGGGAGCTGATACGGCCGGGGCTCCCAGCCATTTGGAAGCTCAATCTCCATCCGGTGCTGGCGTATAGCGCTTGATGTTCACGACCAGGCCAACCTCACCGTCCAGCGTCGCGTCTATCGCCTGCTTCGGCCTCCCGTGGGCACGGTCGAGCAGCGATTGGGCTGCGGCGACGCGCGCGGCCGCTGGCTGCTTCGTCGCCCGCATGATCGAGGCCAAGGTCTTCAGCGCCTCTTCGGTGTAGGCGCTGGCCGCCTTCTTGACGTCCGCAGTCGCCTTGTTCGGCGTGCCCTTCCGGCGTCCGCCTACGCGTGTCCCTTTGGGTACGGGCATGAGCTATTCGGAGCTGTAGTAGCTCCGCTCCAGCCAGACCCCTTGCGGAGCGTCCTGGCGATCTGAGTGGTTGTGGCTCGGCTTGCGGGGATTACCGGCTAAACGACGGCGCAGACACACCGCGGCCCGCACCGGCTTGACTAAGAGCGCCGACCCACGAATTGGCGCTCGTCGCATCCCTGCCTTTGTTGACGCGATCCTGCCGAGATGGGTCTTCCGCGAAAGGAGTGCGGGCCTAGGATGATCGTTGATGTGGCGTTGGCATAGCTTCGCCATCCCAGCGCGACGGGGTCTTTCGACATGATCCGCGCGCCCGGTCGGGGAGGCTATCCAGCTACATACCCCCGTCCTTCCATGGCGCCGATTGTGCCATGGCTTGCGGAAACGTCAAGATGCGGTGTTCAGGCCGCCAACTCCAGCGCCT